AGAAGTGGTGGTGATCCACTACAGAATGTGCCTCCAAGTATAATTAATGAGATTATTTCAAAGTCTAAGAAATATCAAACCGCTATGAATGATTCTCCACCTATGGTGGTAAATATACCAATGCCAATTCCATCTCAAGAATCCTCCCCAATGCCAATGGGATCATCAGCACCTCTAAATACATCAGTAGATTCAGACGCAAGCATATTAAGAGCTTTAATGTATAAGGCATCAGCATAATGTCAGCATATTTTAATTATAAAATACAAGAATTTTTAATAGAAGTTTCTCCTGGAGATTTTAAAGACTTCTCTCAAACTGTTGCGTCTATAGAATACATTGAAGATATATTGTCTCCTGTTGTTTATGTAAATTTGGTTCTACTGAATACTAGTGGTGCGATTTCAAATTTAAGATTGAGGGGTGGAGAGAGAGTAAGATTAAATATAACTCAAGATGCTACTGGTAAAAAAATTACATTTGATGAGACTAATAAAGTATTCTACATCAGTAGAATTGGAGGTTCTACAACACAAGCAACTAAAGAACTTTTGTTTGTTGAATTAGTTCCAAGAGAAGTCTTTACTAATGAGACTGCTAGAGTTTTCAGAAGATATGATCAAACCATTGACAAGACTGTTACAAAAATATTAAAAGAAGAATTAAGAACTACAAGGTTTACCTCAGAAAATATTAATCCAACAGTAAATTCATATTCTTTCATGGGGAATGCGAGAAAACCATTTACTGTTTTGACTTGGTTATTGCCAAAGGGGATCCCCCAAACTCCAGCAGGTTCTTCTGGAACAGAAAAGGGAACTGCTGGATACCTTTTCTATGAAAACATTAATGGATATAATTATAAAAGTGTAGATGCTTTATTCTTCCCTGGAAGAAGAGTTGCAGAAAAATATTTTTATAGCGAAACTACTTTAAGACCTGCAGATCCAAGATCTAACTTTAAAATTTTAAACACTCCAGTATTTAAAAAGAATGTTGATGTGTTGGATAATTTGAGAATTGGAATGTACTCTAGTTTGAATTATTTCCTTGACTTCAATACTAGGAAATTTTTTGTAAACAGATATAAATTATCAGATAGTTACAATATTATGAATCATGCAAGTAGTAAAGATACTACCCCAGTTATTCCAAATGGATTGCAAGATTCTCCATCTAGATTGATGGTAAAGATGCTTGATAGTGGTCAAATGAATAAGCAGGGTAAGTTGGAAACTGCAGATAATAGAATGAAGTATCAGGCACAAAGTGTTACTAGGTACAATTTATTGTTCAGTCAATCGTTAAATATAACTGTACCCTTGAATTTAAAATTAGCAGTTGGTGATATTATAGAATTAGAATTTGCTAATATAACAAAAGAAGAATCTAAACAAGGTCTAAAAGACTCTAGCAAATCAGGAAGATATTTAATTAGCAAATTAAAACATTCCCTTGAGGGAGTAAAAGGTCTCACAGGGTTAGAATTAATTAGAGACTCTTATGGAGTATCCAAAAAATGACTCACGATTCAATTAAAGATCACATAGATCAAGACTTAAAACAACTTTCAGATCCCTCTATCAATTCACAGAGGAAAAGATTTTTGGAAAGTGAATTAGAAGATTTAAATAGATATAGGGAAAATCATCCAGATGATGATCATGATCCATCTCCCCTTGAACTTTATTGTGATGCAAATCCAAATGCCTTAGAATGTAGAATCTACGAAGACTGATGTTAATAGAGCAAAGTTTAGTTAATCCAAACTTTATAGGAAAAGATTCTTTTAGGTGGTTTGTAGGACAAGTCACCAAATTTAAAAACACGGAGAATGGATATAAGGTAAAGGTTAGAATTATTGGACATCACCCTGATGCTTCTAGTGTGGTCAAGGATGAAGATCTTCCTTGGGCACATGTTTTAGTTCCATTGAACATGGGTGGTGGTGAAGGTGGAACTGGAGTTAGCTTTAATCCAAGAGGATCTGAAACTGTCATTGGTTTTTTTGCTGATGGTGAAGATGGACAGCAACCAATCATCATAGGATCTCTTTTTTCTGGAGCAACAATTGTCCATCCAAATGGATGGAATGAGGGAACTAATGGATTTAATCCATTTAAAGAAGAACCAGGATCTATAGGAAATCCAAGTAATATTGATAAAGAAACTGGAAAACCTCCAGCCCCTAGTGGAATTCCCAATGCCAATGGAACAATTTCAGATAAGGATGGAAAGGAAAAAAGAACTCAACGACAGGAAGCAGCAAAGCAAAATGAAAATACAGTAGTTAGCACAGTATCATCTTGTAAGAGTGGAAACGATGTATTTTCTAAAATTACAAAAGTACTTAGACAATTTATTAAAGTTTTAAACACAGTCAACACAGCAATTGATGTGTATGTGAACCCAGCATTAAATTTAATTGCAGATATTCCTTCCTTGTTAAGTGAAGCTGCTCAAGCAATAGGAGATGGATTATCTGAGTATATTAAATTTGCTAGAGATGAAATTATAAAAAGAATTTATAAACTTCTGAAGGGACAAATTGAACAACTTCTGCCAAAGGATTTGGGGATCCTTAAAAAAATAGCAACTGATAAGATTGTAGATGGAATATGGTGTTCTTTTCAAAATATTCTCAAGAGAGTTGTTAAATTTGCAACAGACTTTTTAAAGCAACTTGTTAAGACTGTAGTTAGTGTTCCACTTTGTGCAGCAGAATCATTTGTTGGAAGTTTAACTCAGACAGTAACAAATGAAATTCAAAATGCATTAGGACCAATCACTCAACAAATTGCTTCTACTCTTGGTGGTGCTGTAGGACAAGTTAGTTCTTATGTAGGAAAAGCAATTAGTTATGCTCAATTAGCACTTTCATTCTTAAGTTGTGAGAATGCAAAGTGTAAGGAAGAATTTGATTATGAAATGAACAAGGGATATATTCCAAAATCAGATCCTAATTTCCAAAAAATTATTTCTTATAGACCTGCAACAGGAATCAACAATCTGTTTAGTGATGGCAAGAGTCAATCTGAAACTTGGTTGGGAAGTGTTGGTGCTGGGTCTGGTGAGTTTGATCCAGATCTTCAAGGTGAATGTGATGCTACTATCTTTAGATGTGGTCTACCCAAAGTCACCATATTTGGTGGTGGTGGATCTGGTGCAAAGGCTAGAACAGTTGTTGATGTATTTGGACAAGTTATGGGAGTCAATCTACTTAATCCTGGATCTGGATATGAAACTGCTCCTTATGTTTCCATAGATGATTCTTGTGAAAGTGGAAGTGGGGCAAATGCATTTGCTGTGATTGGTGGTTCAAATGGAGAAGTTACAGGAATTGTAGTTGATGCACCTGGATCTGGATATCTTGGTCCTAATGATCTTGGTGGACCAACTCCTTCAGATATTGTAAGAAATACTGGTGGAATTAATTTTGATGATGACCTTGCTCCATGCTCAGTTAATCCAATTGATGAAGATGGAAAACCTGTAGTAGGATTTATTGAAAGTATTGTTGTAGTGAGTACAGGAGTTGGTTACACTGAGGATGATATTATCATAAGTTCAGTTTGCAACTCAGATATTCTTGCTAAACCAAAGTTAGATCCAAATGGAAGAATTATTGGTGCAGATATAATAAATCCTGGCACTGCAATTAGAGTATTCCCAAGATTGACAATAAATACTGAAAATGGATTTGGTGCAGTTCTACTTCCAGTTCTTGGATTTAAGGATGTTGAGGCACCAACCACAGAAACTAATAGACAATTAGTTCAAAAAGTAATTCTTTGTGCTGAAGATCATGAGTAGTCCAGAACCAGGATATGTATTTAATGACTCTAGATTTGGATCTCTTTTCATAGGATCAGATTCTTCTGCTCCTGGAATTAAGAGACCTAGACAAATAGAACTTCACTCTGCATCTAATGCACATTTGAAGTTATTTGAGGATGGTGGATTTGAATTAACAAGCAGTCCAGGATCAAGATTAGCAGATAATATTAATAGTAATTCTAAAGAAGGATTAAATATCTCTGCAAATAATATTAGATTGGATGCTAGACAGGGAACTCTAACTTTAGCAGCAAGAACAATTAGATTTGAATCTACTGCTAGTGATGAAACTTTGGTATTCAGATCTAGGAATAACATTTCTATAGAAGCCTCAGATACTATTAGACTTGAGGCTCCTAATATTGCACTAGGTGCTAAGACTAAATTAGTATTAGGTTCTTGTGGTCCA